TAAGAATGGGCTTAATTTAGGATTTCCTTTATTTGCCCATTTATATAAACTTGTTCCTTTTTGATACGGAGGAAAGAATGGTCTTGTTTTCTTTATAGGAGAAAACCCTCTATAGATCGGCTTACCATGAATAAAAGGTGCATAAGGTGTATTTGCAGCTAATTTAAAGCCCTGAGACATCCTTAGCCTATTAGTATTGCCTAATTTAGCAGTAAAGATAGATCGCCTTGTTTTTCCAGTATTTTTATTACCTCTACCTCTTCCGGATTGTGGAGATGGCTTAGAAGCTATTGCATTCTCTGCATCTCTTTTTAATTCTAATGCTAAATTGTTAAAAAAATCGTTTGATCGTTTATTCCAAATACTTTGTGAATTAATGGATCTACTTAGATCTAAAGCTCCATTTAGAGTTAATTTCATAACCCATAGACTCTATTTGTATTAATTGCGGTTAAACCAACGTATGGTCTCCCACTAGCAAGAATAACTGTATTCTTTTTAAATGCTTTACAAAGATTTTTTACATCTGGATCTAACTCACTTAAAAAGATTACAGGTGCTTGACCTGTTTCAGGATTGCCACTAAATCCCATTGGGCTATTTTTTCTTTGCCAAAATCTAGCTGATTGAATTAATGCAGCTTGAAATATAGCATCTGGTACTGCAGAGAAGCCAAATTTTGCTGTTACTGATAATCCCTGCCTATGGCTTGTTGGTAATACTTTTCCTGAATTCTCCATTGCCATTACGATCTTAGTAAAAGGCATTGCAGGATCGCCTGCATCAGCATTATAAGGTGCTAGAAAGAAATCAGTATTTATAGTTAATGTTTCATTTACTGATCCATCAGAATTTAATGTTTTTACAATTAGACCGGTAGTTGTTGATATATCATCAACTTCTGCAAAGTCCATAAACTCGCAATCATATTTGCGTGTTTGAACTGTAGCATCTTGATCAAACTGCCTACCACAATAAGCAGCTATCGCAGATGATGCTGCTTTTATTGCTATACCTAGATTGGTATCTTGTCCGGATCCACTAAGCCCTAAATATGTTTTAAGGTTAGTAGCAGTAACGTATTCCTGAGCCATTAGCTAGAATTACTTACTTTTATTTTCTTTTGGTTTAACAGCTTTTGTTTTAGGTGCAGCTGCTTTTTTAGCAGCAATCTTAACATCAGGCATTGGATCGCCAACACTTGCTATTAATGTACCAGAAAGAAATGGGCAATCTTTACCTTTTGCAAATTTGCCTGTTTCTTTATCTTGCCAAACCATATCTTTTTCTTTTTCAATTAATTTCATATTTCCATTCTCCAAATGTTCCCAAGCAGAAGCAACAACTTGCGTACTCATTACGTAGGTATGTCGCTCCTGCTTAGTCATTTTATTATTCTATATCGTTAATTCTTGTGAATGCTTGTGGTTTATAAACCGCAAGAGCATATCTCAAAGAGGCTTTAATAGTAAGGATGTCCTTACCAAAATCGCCATCAGCAGCAGAATCAGAGATTTGAATCTCCATTCCTCGCCTAAAGACATGGTTTGCAGCTAATGAGCCACCAAATTTTCCAACTACAGCATCGATTGTAGTAGAAACAGCACCGCCAATTTGTGAAGATTTAACAACAGGTAATCCCCAAATAGTTGGGCTTCCTGCAAATGCAGATTGTCCAAGCATAAAGTTATTGTTGCCATCTACTTGACCTACTAATGCGTTATAAGCCGCAGGGCTCATAAGTACAGCATCAGGAGACATGTAAGCGTTAACTTCAACATCTTTAATACCATTTAGGATTGTTCTTAACTTACCACCTGCAGTTGCCGGAAAAGCTCCTGCTGTGTAAGTAATTGTGTTGATTCCTGTTTGTTGTGTTAGACCTTTAATATCAGGTGCAACACCTCCACCAATTAGGAATTCTTTTTCAAGTCTCTGCATAACGTGATTAGCAAGTCTGCCATCAAAGTAAGCTCTTGCTCCTGCTTGATCTTCCATTAACTCTGCTGTAATAGGCAAAGTTGTGATGAATTTTCTAACAGGTGCTGTTACAGCTGTATAGCTGAAAGCATCCTCTGGTGCAGCTGCTGCTTCTGCTTTTTCAGCAGCATTGTTAGTGCTAGATTCTTGTAAGAAATAATAAGTTGTTTGATCTGTATTGATTGAATCAACTAAATCTAATGCCGGATTAGGATTTGGCTCTAACGCAGGAATAACCTGTTGATAGATTGTATCTCTAGTCCAAACAGAAGTTGTAACAGTTGTTTTAGACTCAAAAGGAACATTCTTTATTCCATGATCAACAAATGATTTATAAGCGTTAGATTCAAGAAACTGTTGTCCAAGTGATTTTCTTTCTTCTACTTCTGGCTCTCCATATACAGGTGTTCCAGAAACTTTCTTAGAAGATTCAATTTCCTCTTTATTAGAACTTTTTACAGATTCTAATTCTGTTAGCTCGGCAATATTATCGCCAAGATCAGCTAGTTCCTGATTTCTTCGCTTAATTTCCTCTTTTTGATCAGAGTCTAATTCAGACATATCTTTTACAGAATCAAATATTTGTGCTAATTCTTCTGATTTAGCATTTTTCTCATTTCTGAGTTCTTTTAATGTTGCCATTAATTTCTCCTTATTGATTCTTCATGAAGTTCTTTTGAACTTCTATAAAAAGCTCATTATCTTTAACAGGATCGTAACCATAACCTACAAGAACATCATCTAATCTATTATGAATAGTTGTTATTGCCTGTAGATATTTGCTTACCATCTCTGTAGATTTTGAGCTAAGTGTCTTTTTCTCAGAATTTCTTAGAAGAGCAAGATCTTCTATTCTTTCTGTAAATGCTTTAATCTCCTCCAGAGAAGATAAAGCCTGTTCTCCAAGTCTCTTACCCTGTTGGGAAGATTCATTGATACCTGTATCAACTTTTTCACTTGAAACCTCTTCAACTACTTCTTCTTCAACAACATCTTCTTCTTGTGTTGCTTCTTCTTCCATAGTATCTAAACCTGATTTTAGAGCTTGAACAAAGGAATTCTGTTGCGCTCCAACAAGTACAGGAGAAACCTCCCATACTGTTACATCATTTAAAACTCTTACAGGTACTTCTTCGCCTTTGCTGTCAATATGAGTTCCTTTTTCAGAATCCATTACCTGAAACCCATAACTAAACTGCTGCATATCTTGCATTGCTTTTACTGTTTCATAAGCCTCTTTACCTGCTTTTGTATCAAGAAAATATCCTTTAAATACAGCTTTTTGATTATCTGACTCAATAATTCCTCTACCGATTACTTTACTCCAATCATGATTCCAAACTAAAGGTATCTTATTACCTGTATATCCTGATCGTAAAGCACCTGATTTTGTAACATCATTATCTGAATCTATAACATCAAATAATGAAAAAACTGCTTCTAAGTATCTAACATCTCCATCTTCTTTTAATTCAATAGGAGCATTTTTATAAACCAACTCCTGTGGTCTTTTTACTTCTTCACTCATCTATTACCTCTATATATGCTTCTGTACATCTACAATTTACCACTAAACTTGCCGGAGCTTTCGGATCTGCCGGAAAGTCTAACTTGATTCCATTATACAGATAAAAGCTATCAGCAGGAACTCTTTGATTGTCTAAAATAAAGTGGGCTTCTCTAACTCTATCATCTCTTTGTGAAACCCATTCCTTTTCTAATGTTTTACCTGTTGCTTTAGCTGATCTTTGTTGAGACCAAGAACTAGCTTTAGCAACTTCTGTTCTTGCTATTGCTTTTGATCTATTTAATGCTTGACCACCTAGAGCTGTATTTATATTCTTTGACAATTCTTTAAAGAACTTATCTCCCTCTGGTGTTCCTGATACAGGATTCACTATTCCAAGTTTTTCAAACTCTATTAAAGAATCTGAAACAATCTTACTAACTCTTTTCTTTGTCGTATCGTTAAGTTCTTTCATAACTCTTTTGGCATTTTCTTGTAAGAAACTTGCTGCCTGACCATCTTGAAATACTGATCCAACTGCAGGAGGAACTTCTCTTTGACCTCTATAAAAGCCATTTTCTACTATTTTCTTTAAGGATCTTCCTTGCGGTAATAATGCTGCTAATTCATCAAAAACTGTTCTGATCGCCTCTTCTTCTGTAATTGAAACATCAAGATCTGTAGGAGATGCTGCTTTAAATGCTTCATTCTTTGGAAATAGATTATCAAAAGTTCTAACAGCAAAATCATCAGCTAATGAATAAAATAAAGGTAATAACTCTTTTTCAAACTTTGTATCTTCTATAACAATATCAATATTTGTTTCAATAGTATCTATAGTAGAGCTACCTGATGCTGCTTTAGCTAAAGCTCTTCTTTGTCTATTTAACTCTTTTGCATAAACTGTTTGAAAAACAGAATCCCAATTTGTTCTTAGATCATCTATAGCTTTCCAATATGCTGCTTTCTCTTCTTCTGATCTATATTGTTTAACTGTTGGTAGTCCAATATGTTTAGTTGTTGGATCTTCCCATCCATATAAATCCATTGTTGGAGTTTCAACAAGTTCTGTTTCTATTGCTTTTTCTTCTTTTTCTTCTTGTTCTTCTTCTTCATCTTCAACTACTTCTTCTTCTGGCTCTACCCATGATGTATGTACTCTTTCTCCATCAGCTGTATATACAAACGCTTCTGCTCCTTTTTCTTCTGGAACTACAGATCCATACATTACAATCTCTTCTCCCTCAGCAGGTATTTCTACTTGACCTATTTGTCTAATAAAAGAATCTCCACTATCCATAGGAGCAAACTGAGTAGCTTGTCTAGCTTCATTAACTGTTAAGAAACCTGCATTAAATCCTTGTACAACTCTTTGCATTGCTGCATCTTCATCTTGTGATAAAGCTCTTACATTTGATAGATCAAACTCCATAGAGTAATTCTCATTAGATTCAAAATCAGGAAGTAATTGATTTGTGAAATCATTTGCTATAGATCTCCACATTGGTATAAGTTTTTGTTCTGTAAAGAATTCTCTTAGTTCTCTGACATTGCTGTATGTTGCTGATTCTAATCCTGCACCTAGACCGGCTAATATTGCAGGAACTCCTAATACAGCAGATATTCTTTCTTCATTAACGTTTCTTAATTGACCAATCTCTAAATCTTTAGGAGAAAAGGAAAGAGTTTTAATATCAACTTCTCCACCAGATATAACTAATGGTCTCCCTCTATTCTCGCCACCAAATCTTCTTCCAAATGTATCTGCTATTGATTCTGCCTCTTCTCCGGTCATTGATAATTCATTCTTTGGGCTAATCACAACAGATGGTACACCTGTATTTTTAACTAAAGCAGCTGCCATTTGTGATGCTGCTGCATCTCCAAGTATCTCTACCATAACTGCACGTAATGGAGATAATCCTCTTCTATGATCTCTAGGATCTATTCTTTCTCTAAGATGGATCATATCCTCACGTTCAACTCGTAAGTATTGTCCTTTTTGCTTATAAACATAATGTGTTATTAATTCTTCTTTGTTTCCTTTAACTTCAACCATCTCTGGAACTAATGGATAGAGTTGTAATACATCTCCTCCATCAGATCGTAGTTTGAGAATAAAAGCATCTCCTGAAACAGAAATAGCTGATGTAATATATTGAGATAACAATGAACTAGAAAGATATGGGCTAGGATTTGCATATAATTTAGAAGCAGGATGCTCTAAGATTAACTCTTTTCCCTCTTGTGTTCTTAAATAAACCTCTAATGGAGGCTCAGAAAAAGCAGTACCTAAAACATTTAAACAAGCTAAAGCTGCTGAGTTTCCCTCTGGAGACATTTCATTAGCACCAGAAAAGAATCCTGCATCTGTATTAAATGGATATACAATTTGAGATGTAGGAAAAGATCCAATGTTTTTCTTTTCAACAGTTTCTTGTGGTCTAAATAAACCTCTAATATTATCTGCTATACCCAATTTAGGTTACACTCCATTTTGTCTTTCTAACTATACCAAATCTAGCTGCGTAGGCTAAAGCATCCACCTGATCATCATGAGATCCAGAGGATGGAAAGCTAGTTAATTCTCTTTCAAAGTCTAATAACCATTTAGCATTTTTCAAAAAGTAGATCGTACCATTTTCTACTCCTGCTGCTGCAGGTACAGCTCTAGCTGTTTTGCTTTTATCTGCCTTTAA